GAAGTCTTGAAACCTGCTCTCTTCAACTCTTTCAATGTCGCATTGGACACATCTCCTACGGTTATCGAATACTGATTCGCCATGTTTTAGCCTAAAAGTCCGTACTATAATAATGTTATTTCTATTGCTAATCCTATCGGCTCAACCTCTGAACCTATATGGTAGGTAGTTGCTAGGTAGGGCGGGTGGGGGTGGGATAGGGACGACCGCTATGCGTGAACGCCCGACCGCCTCCGGTGAGGTATAGAAGATGGGAATCCTTGGGGGTTCGCATAGTCCAGCCGTGAAAAAAAACGGTTTACTTTATACACCGCCTAACCTTGGAGATAGCATGGCTTCCGCTAAAACCAAAGATTTTGAAGTATTCTCGACGATCACCGCTAATGCAGCTGGGAACGTCGCCACTATTGACCTAAACACATTCGTTAACGTCGCAGAGATGGAGGCGTTTGGTATCGAGGCAGTCGAGATAGGAATTAACGCAACTGAAACTACTCAAAGTACCTCAGTTTACCAAGCTCAACTAGCTCTACAAGATTTGTCAGCAGGGTTCATCAACCACGCTGACTATGACTCGCTATACTTGACCTTCGTCGACGTCCCTAATGGCTTCGACCAGGAGTCCCTATCACTTGGCGACGTTGCGCAGATTCGATACGTACCAGGTGGTCAACTCCAAGTACGTGCAGACCGACTAACCGGAACTCCTGATGTTGATTTGTATATTCGCATCACCGGTAAGATCAGCAAACTCTCCGCATCTGACTATATGGCCCTTGCACTTACCAACTCATTGAACTGAGGTGGAATAGTGCCTTTACCAAAACCAAAGAAGCGAGAAGCATACACCGCCTATGTGCGACGTGTGTTCAACTACGTTAAGCGAAACAAAACCGCCCTTCGAGGTAGTTACACGGGTCGAGGTAAAAACCGAAAGTTAGTCGCTCCAGTAGTGATGAAGCGCATCGGCGTCGAGTGGCGTAAGCACTCACGTAGTCTGAAGAGATCGAGGAAGTGAAGAAATGTCAAAACAACGTATGCTCCAAGGCCAATTTGCTTCTTATTCCTATTCGAGCGGACTCATTGACCCTGGTCAACCAGCCGCTTTGGTTGGAGCTACCGTTACCCCCAATACGGCGGCGGGCAATTACATGGGCGTTTCTCGTTTCAACGATCAGCTGTATCTATGCAACCCTGGGGCTCCTGATGAAAACTTACAAGGAAATGCTCGTTTTATGTCGTTCCAATATGTCGACCTTCGTGATCTACTTGAAAATGGAACCGGAATTGATGACCTTATTATCAACGTACAACGACTTTATGAGAACCCATTCCCTTCTTTTATGTTCAATCCCCCTCCAGGTGGTATTGAAGAAACCTTCATGATGGTACTAGGTAAAATGGACCTCAGTAGCAACCAAGGTATTGATCCACGTCTTTTTGATGCTGCAGGTTTCGGTTCTGGTAATGCAGACGTGACCGAACTCGGTCTTGGACTACCCTTCCAAGTACTTTATCGAGAGAAGCGTAGATATTACGCCGATCCATCTCAGACAGCCACACAAGGAGCAGGAACCAGCCCCTCATACGCAGGAGCAACCGGAGATCCAGCGGCGTCACCATCAAGCCTAGTAGGTAACCTAACTATGGTTGACCGTACAATTGGAGGTTATCCCGATCTTATCGTTGGTCCTGGTATCACAATCATTCGTATGTGGAACGTCTTTACAGCTAACAGGAACGTGCAAGGTCTTGTTTTGAGTGGGGTTGACAATCCAGCTACAAACTATCAGTTCTTATCGAGTCAAACAAACCTTACAATCCCCCCTCTTCAATGGAACATCATTGGACGTGAGCGCAAACTTACGCCAACCGATGAAGCAGTGTATTATTCAAACATCCTCCTCAACACGTGAGGTGACCAGGTGTACGGTACAACATACTCGATGGACATCCAGGAGCATTTTTACTCCTATGCTGAGGTTGGTGGACGTTATGTTTCTTCTCGCACTGCTGATTTGGTTACGGACGTTGTCAACGATGCAATTCAACCGGTAATTCCCGAGTCTCTCCAGCCAACACTCAGCGATCCTGTGAAGGATTTAATCAAAGGTCAAGGAAGACGCCTCCTCGAAGAGGCAACTTTCCGTCTTCTTGAGTCGGGATTCAAACATTTAGCCCAAAAGGAAGGCGTCAAAAGGACCGTCGGCACCATCGGAAGCCGGTTTATTCCTTACGTCGGATGGGCTTTATTCGCAAAGGATGTGTACGACGTCACAAGATTTGTCCAGGAGGAGTATTTGTGATTGAACTCGATGACCTTCAAGACAAAAGACTCGATCAACTTGAGCAAAGACTCCTTCTCATCGAGCAAACGTTGATCGAAGTCAAAGGAATGCTTCGTGTTGTCAAAGGTTTAGCCGTTGGTGTCGCTGGAATCGTCGGACTAAACGTGCATTCAATCCTTGTCTAACGCACAACAGCCGTCACAACCACACGTCACGTCTTTACATCCATCGTGAAGACAATCACCAGGGTAATACTGACCGCATTTCGCACACGGAAGGGCCACTTTGTCACTCATCTTGCTCACACTCAGGGCAGGGGGTCGTTCCCATTTGGTCAATATATCGATGTTTGACACAAATCATGCTCGTTCCTCCAGGTGTTCGTCGATAATTTCAACCAATTGCTCCAAGGCATCGGCAATTCTGCACGTCGCACAGAAACTTTCAGTAAAAACGCCGCTCGTATGGACGTAGATGTTTGCTCGACAACGTGCGCACTCGTCATGATATCTTTCATTTCTCAACATTGACAATGCACCCGGCCTTTACAGCACTTTTTGACGTCCACGTAAGGCTCTTTTGTCTGAACATACACCCAATGCTGGGTGCATCCACCACAAATAACGCCCTTGTGTCGTGGATCGCCGTCCTCGACGTTCCAAGGAAGGTAGTACATGGTGCTAGGCATACGTCCAATGACTCGTCCGCACTCACAAAGAAAGGTATTTTGACGAGCCATCACTCCTCATCCCCTTGATCATGCACGTCATCGTTGCGCTTCTCACGTGTCCAGCGGGTGATCCGTGCTAATGTGTCGGCCCCCAGGACAAATATTGCGGCGTCAATGACTTGCGAAGTCTTGAAACCTGCTCTCTTCAACTCTTTCAATGTCGCATTGGACACATCTCCTACGGTTATCGAATACTGATT